CACCACTTGTTAAATTATCTAAAGCCTGAATACCTACTCCAGTATTTTCTGAAGCATTATTTAAAGTTTGAGTTGTAGAGTGACCTATTAATAAAGAATTAGAAAAATTAGTTCCACCAACTTTACCAACAATCATATCTCCTGTAACATCAGGTATAGTCACTACAGCTGAACTACTTAATGAGTGTGCAGCACCTTTAATTTGTTGACCATGTGAATTATTTTCACAATTAAATTGTATAGTACCAGGATTGTCATTACCTCTAATAGTTACATGACCAGTTCCTTTTGCTAGTAAATCTAAATCAATATTTGAATTAGCACCTGTTGCTGATAATATTGGATCACTACTAATACTTAATCCAGCTGTAACAAGTGTTGATCCATCAAAAGTTAAATTTGCTTCTCCATTTAAACCAGTAGCACCTGTGTAAGTTGCTATTCTATTATCTGCTCCATTAGCTGTAGAAGTAATTGCTGCTGCTACAGTTGATTGCCAAGATATATCTGTTCCATCAGAAGTTAATATTGTACCAGCTCCACCTTTAGTTAAAATTGCTGTTGCTGCACTAGAATTACCATAAATAAGACTTCCTCTACTTAAAGCATCTAATTTATTTAACTCTGTTGCTGTAGAGGTTACTGCTACATCTTCATTTATTTTAGGTGAAGTTAAAGTTTTGTTTGTTAAAGTTTGTGTTCCAGAAAGTGTAGCAACAGTTGAATCAATTGAAATTGTTCCAGTAGAAGTAATAGTTCCACCATCAATACCTGTTCCTGTTGCAATAGAGGTTACTGTTCCTGAATTGCTTGGTGTTACTTGTGTGTAAGTAATTGCTGTTGAACCTATTGATCCATTAGAATCAGTAGTACATAAAAATATTTTATTATCATTAGTGCTACCTTGATTAACTACAATCATTCCACCAGACAGTTCTGCAATAGTATCATGTTCTGGATCTCTTGATGCTGCACCAGCACCATTTGCTACTGCAATATATAATCCATTTTCTGTTGCTGTACTTTGATCTTTAACTAATACTCTATCTCCAGCTACTAAAGTTACACCATCAATTGCGTCACCAGCTTCTAGTGCATTTGATAAATTAATATTTGCTGTAGTTGCAGCTTCTGCAATAAGTCTAGTTCTTAAACCAGCAACTGATTGGTCAACATAAGATTTAGTAGCAGCATCTGTATTATTTGATGGTTCACCTAAACCTGTAACTGAGCCACCAGATATTGAAACATTGTTTGCTGCTTGTGTTGCAACAGAACCTAATCCTAAAGAAGTTCTAGCAGTAGCGCCATTTTCTGCTACCCAAGTTGATCCATTTCCAACAATTAAATTTCCATCTGTTCTTGCTAAATTACCAATAGCAGTTAAGTTTGCATTACTTGTTTGTAATCCATCTAATTGAGTTTGAATAGAAGATGACACTCCATCAAGAAAGCCAAGCTCTGTAGATGTAACATCACTAACTTCTACTTTACCAGATCCATTTGATGTTAAAGCTCTTGAAGCAGTTAAATTTTCAGTATCAATAGTAGTTGCTGCACCAGTAATTGTAGCTTGTTTTGAATCTATCTGCGTTTGTACTGCACTTGTAACTCCATCTAAATAACTTAACTCAGTTGATGTTACATCTGATACTGCAATTTTTTGTGAGCTATTAGAAATTACTGCTCTATCAGCTGTTAAACTTTCTGTATCAATTGTTGAAGCTGATCCAGTTATAGTTGGTTGCTTAGAATCTATTTGTGTTTGAATAGCACTTGTAACCCCATCAAGATGACCTATTTCAGTTGAAGTAACAGCACTTACAGATACATCTCCATTACCATTCGATACTAAAGCTCTTGCAGTTGTAAGATTTTCTAATTTAGATAAAGAAATTGCAGCAGAAGAATTTATATCTGCATTAACAATTGAATCATCTACAATGTTTGCTGAATTAACTGAGTTACTTGCCATTTTAGCAAGAGTAATTTGAGAATCTGCTATGTGTTGAGTATCAATTGAACCATCAACATAGTGTTCAGAATTTATTGAGTTATCAGCTATCTTACTTCCATCTACAGAATCTGATGCTAATTTTGCAAGAGTTACATTAGCATTTAAAATTTTGTCAGTTGTAACTGAATTTACTGCAAGTTTAACAGCAGTAACTGAACCATCAGCTAAAGAAGATGTAGTTATAATTTCAGCTGGTATAGAAGAATTAGTTTTAGTTAAAGCACCAATATAAACGTCAATTGGTTCGTTTGATAATGAGCCACTATCAAAAACTACTGTGACTGTTGTATTAGTTGAAAAAGTTACAGCAGTAATTGTTCCAAAGATTGTTCCAGGTGTTGTTGCTATAATTTTAACCCTTCTACCAACATGATAAATAGAAGTTACATCAGCTCCAGCTATTGTAAAACTTGTACTTGAAGCAAAAGTAACTGTTGCAGTACCAGATCCATCACCAAAACCTATCCACTGACTCTCATTGTACCAATCTCTAGTATTCTTCATTAAAGCTCTAATCGCATTATTTAATGAGCTAGGAAGCATACCTTCGTTTGTATCAATTCCATTTAAAGAAATGTTACTTGCTTGTGTTGTTGAATAATCTTTTATATTAGTTGTCATAATTTTTTTTGCTCCTAATTCATAAACCAACTAAAAGCCTTGTTACTTTCAGTATTATTTTTGTTAATTAAAGTGTTTACAGCTTCTTCAATTTGTCTTTGAAAAAATTCTTTTGTTTCAATTGAGTAACGAACATTATCAATGTCAATTTTATCACTCATCTATCTCCTCCTGGAACTGCTGTTAAATCTACTCCTTGTGCATCACTCCAAATGGTTTCTGCTGGTATTTTTACATTAGCTCTAAAATATCTACCAGATTGTCTTACTGGATTTATACCAGTATCATTCATTGTGCTTGATGGTGATGTAGTTACTGCATCTGCTAATTTATCTCTTGTTTTAATAGTTACATTTGATGTTGCATTTACAATAGGTCTAATATTTGTAACATTTGCTCTTTTTCCAGGAAACAATTCTGTTTCTTTTGTTTCAATTTCAGCTTCTAAATTTTTTCCAGAAAATATTGCAGCTTTAAAATTTTCATCAATTCCACCTAAATATAAATGTCCATTAGTCCAAAAAGAAGTATCTAATGAAATATTAATTGTATCTAGGTCAGCAGAAATAATATCCATAAGTTCTACAGTATCAACAGTTATAAATTGTTTAAAAATTTGAGATGCTTTAACTTTAGCAACTGACCATTTTTGGGTTACATAATTATATATTAAAAGTTTATCGCATAGACCAGTAATGTTTGGATTATCTTTACTTGGATATAACCAAATTGCCAAAGTATTAAATGGATCAACTGCTGCTGAAATTCTATCTGTATATGCTTTGTTTAAATCAGCATCAAAAAATCTATTTACTTTTTCTGCACCAATCGGTGTTACTTCATCTCCATTAATTTGAAAAAAACCATCAGATGCGTAAAAGAAAACTTGTCTGTTGTCTTGGCAAACTGTTTGTCCAAACACAGCTCCTCTATTTGGCGATATAACTGAAAATCTAAAAACTACATTTCCACCAACAAAGTCCATACGAACAATTTGATCCTGTCTAAAAACATAACCAACTTCACCACTTGTTATGGCCACAACTTCACCACCAGCACCAGGTAAATCTTGAAAATCAGATGAACTAACACCAGCTTCCCAAGTTGAAATGTCATTGATACCTGACCAAGCTACTCTGTTTTTTGCATTTTCTATATTACCTGTTACTAAAAAATCTCTTATCACACCACTTGTTCTAAATTTAGAGGGTACTGTTCCTGATCCAGAAGCTGTAACTAATGTTTGTAAATCAACAAATGATGATGAAGTTCCCATTAAAAAATATTGAGGTGCATTAACACCATTAGTTGCAATCACATGGTTTCCAAATTGAGTAAAAGTAACAAAATCAGTATCTGCTCCTATTAATGGAGTTCCACCAGAAAAATTTGTAGTTGTTAATTTTGTATTATCACTTGAAGCATTAACTAAATTATCTCTACCTATTGTTGCTCTTGTAACTGTAACAACATCACCTGATACTGTTGCTGAAAAATCTGAATTAGCATCAATAGAAGTTTTTAAGTTTGTGGCAGTTGTAGAGTTGTTGCCTGTTACATTAAATTGATTTGCAGATTGAGTTCCTTGAACTGAAGTAAAAATAACAATTGAGTTATCATTTTTTCTTAAAGTTATAGTTTTTCCAGCTCCAATATTTGCATAATCTGAAACTGTAATTGTACAAGTTGCAAAAGAATTATTTAAAAATTTTCCTCCAGCACCTTTATCAGTAAAAACACCACCAGCTAATTGATAAATTGTATCTCTTGTAGCTACAAATGTAAAAACTGTGTTGTTATTATCTCTAAAAGAACCAGCTCCTTTTGCATTTTGAGTTATATTTGAAGTACCTGTGTATGGAACTAAACTTTTTACAGGCTTATATGAAGTTGCTGCAAAATAAACATTAGTTGCTACAGTTGATCCAGGATTTAAATGTTCTGGTTGGTCTGGTAGCCATTCTCCAAAAGGTAATTGCATAATTTTTTCCTGTTATTATAAATTTGATACAAATGGAGAAGCTACAGCGCTATCACCTCTAACTTGTAAAGGGCTTCCATTGTATTCATCTTCTCTATCATTTAACTCAAGTCTTTCCATAGCAGTTCCAAACATTTGTTGCCAGACCTGAGTTTGCTGTGGATTAATACCACCTAAAAAATTTGCTGCATGAAATAAAGCTCCATACAAATAAATTGCTGGATGACTTGCTAAAATATAATTTGTTGAAACAGATGAACTTAAAGCTGGAAATTTTTTAAAATAATTCATTACAGCTGTGTAAGTTCCATCAGGTACTGGAGAAAATCTTATTGTATCACCTAAAATTGTAAATGAAGTTGGTTTACCAGTGGTTGATGTTCCAGTTGTAATATCCATTGATGCTGGAGTTGTGTAAACTAATGGTGTTTTTGTTTGGCCACTTAAAGTATAAAAATCTCTTATTTGTAAAAAGTCAGTAGGCAAAGCAACAGTTTCTGCATTAACAGTTATGCT